ATGGCAATCAGTGACACAAAGCTTCGCTCTATCTATGGTAAACCATATTCTGGGCCTGCTGAAATTACGGATTCTGACGGGCTTGGAGTTCGCATAACCCCCAAAGGCGTGATCAGCTTTCAGTTTAGGTTCCGATGGGAAGGAAAGCAGAACCGAATGGGGCTTGGGCGCTACCCAGCGCTGACGCTGCGCGATGCCCGCAATATCGTTGCAGACCTGAGGGAATCGGCAGACAAAGGCATTGACCCCCGAACGCTGGCTGGCGGTAAGAAATCCAACAGTAAGCCAACGGTGAAGGATTGTCTGGATTACTGGAAGGAGAATTACGTTGATGTAACTCTAAGGGCTAAGACTATAGCGCTTTATAAGTCAACGGTTATAAAGCACATGCGCGACGCTTTTTCCGGTATTCCGGTTGAGGATATCCCTGTCCGCTTGTGGGTAGAGAGGTTTACCGAAGAAGAGAAAATCAACCCTCGCCGAGCCCGGCATTTATTGATACAGCTCAGGTCCGCCATTGGGTGGTGTACGCGCCGACAGTTCATTAGCACAACCGAACTCATGCTTTTGCAGCCGAAAGACATCGGTGTTAAACCTGTGATTGGGGAGACCACGCTCAGCTATAACCAGCTTGCAAAAATCTGGATGGCTATAGAAAGAAGTCGTGGGTCAACTTCTAACCGATTGCTTCATCAACTGCTAATGCTGTACGGCGCTAGGAATAGCGAACTTCGGCTGGCTATCAGGGGGGAATTTGACCGAGAGGAGGGGTTATGGGTTGTTCCAGCAGAGAAAAGCAAAACCAACAAAATTATCAGGCGCCCAATTTTCTCCGCGGCAGATGATTTGCTGAAAAAAGCTGAAATGACGTATGGGGATATACTTTTCCCGGGCGAGGACCTGAAAAGCCCTATAACTATTTCTGGTGCAAATAAATTTCTGAGAAGAATCAAAGACTCGTTGGGGTTTGGTGAGTTTACTTCACATGATTTCCGGCGCACCTTGGCAACCCGACTATCCGAAGAGGGGGTTGCCCCGCACGTCATCGAAAAAATGCTGGGGCATGAGCTGGGCGGCGTGCTTTCTGTCTATAACAAGCATGACTGGATTGCCGAACAGAAAGACGCCTATGATCTGTATGCTGAAAAGATATTTTGGCATATCAGGAAGATTTCTGGTTGACACCCCCGTTTAAGATCCACTCCACAATAGCAGAGCGCAGATACTGTTTAGGGTAGGTCCGGACCGGCTTGGGGAAATTATAGCGCTCGGTGTATTTCCGGATGGTCACGCGTGAAGATACTCGGATCATCCGCATCGCCTCTTCCTCGTCAATCATTTCAATGTCTACCATATTACTCACCTCACACCACTTCCAGGCCACGACAGTGGCACCACACTTCATACATCCGCTTAACTACTTCCCGGCTGTAGTAGCCGTGACCGTCTCGCGTCAGGTCATAGCGGCCGCCGTAGCGCAGTCTGATCCATATCTCAAATTCTCTATTCATGACACTAACTCCGAAACAGCCAGGCTATGGCAAACGCACAACCGACGATGCTGAACGCCGTAGGCCAGTCCATCACTTTGTCTCCACCTTGATGCCAGTGGCGGTATAGATGGGAAACCATGGGGTGGCATAGCCCCCTGAGCGGTCGCTAGGGCGCTCAGCACCTATAGAGATTTGGATTTGTCCGTCGCTCTCTCGCAAATAGGCGTAAGGCACGGGCAGTCGTTTCTCCTTCCGAGCAACAAGTTCAATAATGCGCTGCTGCGCCTTCTCCAGCTTTTCACCGGTCGACTTAGCTGTTTTTCTCCACGTAGAGCAAATCCTTTTCTCTGATTCCAGCGCCTCAACCAGCTCAGCGCTGGCCGCTTTCCATACCTCCCACATTCCGTCAAGCTCTGAGTCGTCATCGTCAACCTTATAGCCTTCGCCTTCGCGCCAGTACTCCCAGCCAAAGCGTGGAGGACTGCCGTTATGCTGAGTGCGTTCCCACCACGCTTCGAATTTCTCTCTCTGCGCCAGCTCGGTGATATTACTCATCGCTTAGCCTCCCGGAGCAGATGCTTGTAGGCCCGCAGCACGTGATGTGTTTTCCCGCTTAAGATCGTTTTCATAATGAAAAAACCGCTGCTCTGGCTGGTCATTTCAGGCGTGAGAAGCAACGCCACATCAATCGCCCGGTTGTGTCGGCGGAACTCAAATACAGAGCTGGTGACCGTGATAACTGAAACCGACCCTTGATCATTAAACTCAACCTTCACAATGTTTTTCCTCCCACCCAATAGCCTGAAACAGCCCCATTTTCGGGTGATACCAACGGGCCCCACGTGGTTCGGCTTCTGCCATCATTTGGCGGAATGCTTTCATAAAAGGTTCAAACTCCACGATCGCCCGGCGAGACAGCAGACCATCAGGCGTCATGAACTCGTGCGTATCGGTTGGGATACGGTATGCGTTAACAAGGTTTCGGCACTTGGCATCGGTCATGCCGCTTTTTGCGACCACCTGGCGATAACCGACATACCCGGCCCGCATATTTCCACGCTTAATGTTTTCGACAGCTTCCGCGACGGTTTCAACCTGTTCTTCTACCTGATACAGCCGGCGTTCCTGCTCGAGATTCAAAAGGGCCATTTCTGCGATCAGTTCGGCCTGTGATTTTGGACGCGAGCGCTCCTCTTCCAGTTCTTTCCAGCGATCTACCAGCCTGGCGGTAAACTCGGGGCTGAGTTGCGCGACCACGATGATGCTGTCGCGTTTGCCTTGCTCATCTGTGAAGCGGAATACCTGCATTGTCCGCGGACGCCCCATAGAGTCTGTTCCGGGTTCGTCCACCAACGGTGGCTGGACAATAACGCGAGCATCTACCAGCCGTTCAATGGTACGTTTCACACTGTCATGACGACTATTAACTAATTCGGAGATTTCAAGGCTGGTCATGGATGGTTTGTTAGTGATCAAGTTATTCATCATCATTCCCCTCAATGCATAATCGGTGCTTCTGGCACACCTTCGATCTGGATGTGTTCGATAAAGCTGTCATGGAGGAGGTTAAGCCCCTCCCGGCCAAGTGCTGATAACCTGAACCCAAATTCTTCGTCAGCAATAACCATGTCCTGATACATCCGCAGCGCCAGCTGCTGGCCAACCTCTGGCCCATATTTCTCGATTGCCCCCAGCTCAATATGGTTGGCGAGTGCAAAGCGTTCAGGTCCCGGATAGATGCTAATGGCGCCATGCTTGCTGGAATAGATAACAGCAGTATCAACACCGCCAGTATCATTCGGAACGTCGACAGTTCCGTTTTTCTCCAGCTCCTCAGTGATGAACACGGCAGCCAGTAGCCAGCGCCAGAGGATCAACTCTTTTTCGATATTGAGCGTTATCCAGTTGCTTTCTACCGCTTCCATGATGCAGGCCAGAATTTCCATTCCATCGGCAAGGTGTTTGTCATAGCGACCGTTATCCAGCAGGCGAATAGCAGCGGAGTAGCCAATCACCCGGTTTCCAGACCGGATCCCTGTTGAGGTTGGTTCCGGGTTAAGCATGTTCTGAAGCATTGCGCACCTCTGCTGGTTTACAGGCCTGCAGTTCTTCGCGCTCTTTCACGTAGCGGTCGTGCATGGCATCCCATTTTTTGCACCACTTTTGCATTTCTCTTTTGCGGGCGAGGATGCGACGCAGCCGGCGAACGGTGCGCTGGTGGGCGTTGAAATACTCAATGGTCACGGCGCCACGTTGCCAGCTACTCAGTTCTGGATTCAGTGGATGAATTACCTGCACGTCCGGATAACGCTGCTTGAAACCAGAACGCCCAAAAGCTCGGGAGGTCATGAAGAACGCCAGGTAACGAATTGCGGTATCCCGGCTGAAGCACCGCTTCATGCGTCCGTGGCGGATCGCGGCGAACAGATCACCAACCTGCGTTGGGTGCTTTTGTAACGCTAGGTCAATGGCGCTGACAGTTCTGTTGTCAATCATTTGTCTTTCTCCCGGTTATAGGTTTCATGACTCATAACTTCCCAGTTCCGGCCATCGTCTTTCGATAACAGGCGCCAGCGTGGGTTAACCTTCAGGCTGAGGTAGCCGGTGCGGCGCATTCGCCGCGGGAATATCCGCCGGCGCCGATACCGTAGCAGGACCTGCAGCGCCTGCAGGTGAACCCTCTCAGGAATTCGTATCGCTGTCAGTGCCACCAGCTACCTCCTCAAATCTCAGTTCCATTTCGCGCGCCATTTCGATAAACGTGGCCAGTGTGCAAATGTGCTCGTCGTCGAACAGCTGGCGGTCGCATATCACCCTCCCGTTCTCGATGTGCACGACTACCCGCCCGGTAAAATCAGGGAGGACATGCAGATCCACGTTCAACACGGGGCGGGGGATCAGCACACCCTGATAGAGCATTGTTTGCTGGTTATTCATTGCCGGACTCCGCAGTAACTGGTTTCTGCTTTTTGACGAACTCAACCAGTTCAGAAATAAGCTCGTCGATTAACTCTTTCCCGCTTTCTGTGAGGAATTCGCCGCTGCCATTAACATCAACAGAGTTGCTGTAAATTCCCTTAAGAGCTTTCACACCTTCCACATTTCCGTACTCACCGAGCGCCAGTCGCTCGAATTTCCGCAACAATCCATCAAGAAGAATCTCAGTTAATTCGATAGTACTAATCCCACCCTTGTTAAGCTTAATGACAAGTAAGCTACTCCCAGTCTTTCGCTGGTGGCGTAACAAGGCTGCTTTTAAAATTCGGCGGCGATAGGTAGTAATTAAGTTACTCATCTAATTACCCCTTCTTTTGTGTTCTTCATTTTGCTGTACAATCTTTTCCTCTTTTTCCATCCATGAATAGACCTCGCCAGCAAGGTCATATGCAAGACCTAAAACCCCATCAAGTTGATGGTAGTCAAAGTCCTTGTGATGTGTGAAAATTGTCTGCATAAGGAAGTTAAGTTGCTCAGCCTTAATGGTGACGCACTGAATATCTTGGCGGCGCTGCATACCCATAATTACCTCCCGTAGGCTTTACGCAGATAAAGGCCTGCTATTATTTCGTGCCCGTTAGCTGCATAAAGCAGGGCGGTTTTATATGCGTTGCGGTCAATAATGAAACTCATAACAAATACCTCGCAATATTTAGGGGGCAAGAACCCCCGGCACCCCAAGGCCGTTCTAAACTGGTTTCGTAATTAGCCTATTTTATTCTCGATAGCCTTAAGATCAGTGCAAAGTTCACGAGCATAGTCAAATATCACAGCTGACATATGGCACGCGGGGTTGTCATTGTCCTCGTCAGTAAAAAAAGACTCACTATAAGTTTGCGCGACTGCTTCAAGTTTTTTAGCAGTAAGAATCACATCGAATATATCATCAGTCAGATCGTTTCTGTCCGCTACATGTATGCAGGGTTTGACTGAATTAATATGACTCTTAATATATCCGTTCATGTTATCTACGGTCTTTTGCATTGAACGAATTAGGCTGTTTATAGAACAATCCGTTTCGTAATTCTCGTTACTTTTTTTATAGATCTCCTCCAGAAGAACAGTGTTTTCTATTATGTCTGATACAAACACTTCAAGCATTTGGATTGGAGTTTTCATTGTTCACCTCACACAAGTATTGAGCGCTTACTAAATCAAGTTAAACTTGATAGTGAGAGGTTAGCTTTATGATTTTATGCAGTCAAGTTAAACTTGATTATTTTTTTGGGTATAGGTAGATTTAAAAGGGAGGAACGGGCAAAAGCCCGTTGTCTATCAATAATTAACCGAATCTGTTAATGTTGAAAGGAACTGATGAGATAACTTTTGACTGGATGTAGAGCATATCCAAGGCATCCTTCTCGATGCTCCAAGATTGGTAATTCGAGTTGTCAGATAATACTACAATTTTGCTGCCTATTTTTTGCAGCCTCTTTACATAACATTCACCTTCAAAACAAAAAGCATAAATCCCGTCACCATCGAAGTATGTTATTGTTTTATCTAGAAATAATAAATCACCCGGTGCTATTGTTGGCGACATGCTATCACCCCTGGCATTGCCAATCTCAATGTTCTTGAAGGGTCTGTTGCCTACAACTTGACGAGCGTACTCGGGGTCTAACTCTATGGAGCGGACCACATCAATGAAGTCACTTTTCACGCTAACTCCATCACCACAACTGAATTCAATATCTAATACTTTGAATTTAACGCTATCAGTATCTCCTTTTTGAGCGGACGCAGGGAAGGTGGCGGGTTGTCCCTCACCCAGAAACCAGGATTGTGGGTAACCACTGATTTCAGAAAGCTGGGCTAATCTCTTACCCCTTGGGACAGTGTCTCCCTTCGTCCAGTAGACAACCGTCTGCGTGCTAACCCCTAACTGACGAGCCAGCTCGGCTTTACTCCACCCTTTTTCCTTCAGAAGTTCTTGAATCATGTTTGCCGTGGCCACTGTATCTCTCCAAAAGTTTCATTAAAGCCATTATCTAAAGCAATGCTTGATCTCAAGTTTAACGCATGGTTTTACTTCTTGCATGTTAATTAAATCTTGATATAGACTCATTCAAATAAAGTTTAACTTGATGGTGGTTTATGAACGAAGAGATTCGGGTGAAATTGTGTGCCATTACTTCCCAAAGAGCGATTGCTCAAGGCTTGGGAGTAACTCCCCAGGCAGTGAATCAGTGGTTTGCTAAGTCTGTAATCCCTGCTCGCTTTGTATTGAAACTTTGCGAATTTGTCGGCTGGGCCATTACCCCTCATCAGGTTCGCCCTGACTTGTATCCAAGCGAGCTTGATGGGATGCCACGAACTGCAGAGGTGTGACATGTCACAACAGTCAACCGCTATGCCTGATCCGCGCTACTTCCTGAAGTTGCTGCCACGTAGCATCAGGTATGACCCAATAAGCGGGATTTTTTACCTCATTGCGAAGCGGGCAGAGTAAGCAATGCAACAGGATTTCGTCAGGGTTGAAATGCCAGCGCTTTACTGCCAGGCGGATGCTCAGTGGATACAGGAGCAGTTGTTGAGATTGCCTTCATCACTGCGCCGGAAAATAGCTCTGAAGTATTCAGAGGTTTACGAAATTGAGTTTAACGCCGAGCCCGTTTCATTCCGACAGGAGAACCGAGCTCGGCATGAAGCCAATGTGAGGCTTCGCAGATTCGTGGATGCACACGGACACGCACTGCAGGGGTATACGACCCAGCCACCCCTGGCCGGATCACAGTAACGATCCGATTGTTACCGGGATTAAAGGTGCCGGGTGATAGCAGGGTAACCACCTTGACTGTTTTTTGTTCTGCGTACCAGCTTGCGAGTACATGGGATGGGGAAGAGGGAAGAGGGGGGTTTGGGGGGAGTTGGGAGTTAGGGCAGGAATAGCGTCCTTTTCCAATAGACAGGTACATGGGTTAGGTAGGTACCGATCTTGAAAGCAGAGCCATAAAAGAGCGGTGCACTAGCAAACTGGTACACGTAATCCCGATAAGAGGTAGGGAAGGTTTCTTCCTGGAAAAGTAGAACTCAAAAAGGGCTGACAATGCTTAACATCACACCGAACTTTGCACAGGAACGTGGGCTTAACATGCTGCGGCGCACCTGGAAGGCGCACGATTCCTTCATGGTCTACGCACCGACCGGAAGCGGCAAAACAGGCCTGGCTGCGTTTATCGCCGCCGGCCTGGTTAGTCGTGGTATGAGTGTTCTGTTTGTCGCCCCGTATACGATCCTGATTAACCAGACCGCCCAGCGCTTTACAGAATACGGGTTGCCGGAAGACCAGATTAGTTTTATCTGGCGTGATCACCCTAACTATGACCCTAATCTGCTGATCCAGATTGCGAGCGCTGACACGCTCATCAGGCGTGAATTTCCCAAAAACATCGATCTGCTTATTGTCGATGAGGCGCACCTGCGTAAACGCCGTATCCTGAAAGAAATCGAACGGATCACAGCGGAGAAAAAAGCGAAAGTTATCGGTTTATCTGGTACCCCTTTTGCGCCGTTCCTGGGCCATTACTATCAACACCTGATTAAGCCAACGACGATTGGCGAATTGATCCAGCGTGGTGACCTCAGTAAGTACGAATTTTTCGCCCCAACAAAACCGGATCTTAGCGGGGTAGAAACGAAGCCATCTATGGAGTTCGGTACTGATTACGACGAGTCCCAGCTGGCGGAAATCATGTGCGGTTCTGACCTGGTGGGCGATATCGTCGATAACTGGCTTCGTCATGGTCGTGACCTTCCTACGGTGGCGTTCTGCGTTAACAAGGCCCACGCAAACTTTGTAACCATGCAGTTTAACAAGGCGGGTATTAACGCTGAGGTCATGGTCGCAGAAACACCCCACGAAGAACGGCAGGTGATGATTCACCGCTTCGAGACTGGCGCCACAAAAATAATCGTCAGTGTTGGTGTTTTGGTAGCCGGTTTTGATAGCGATGTTCGGTGCATTATCTACGCCCGGCCGACAAAGAGTGAAATCCGCTGGCTGCAGGCGATTGGCCGCGGACTGCGAACTGCACCTGGGAAAGATGCCTGCCTGATTTTTGATCACAGTGGTACCGTGCATCGCCTCGGCTTCCCTGACGCCATTGAATACGACGAACTACCGTCTAAAAACGATGGCATGAAAGGGGCTGCAGCGCGGGCAGCCAAAGAACGCGAAGAGAAACTCCCGAAAGAATGCCCTGAATGCCACTTCATGAAACCCGCCGGCGTCTACATCTGTCCGAAATGCGGTTTTAAGCCGCTGGCCGGAGAGGACGTAGAAACCGACAGCACCCGCAACCTCAAAAAAATGAGTAAAGGCGAGAAGGTTTACACCAAAAGCGACAAACAGTCCTGGTGGAGTCAGATCAAGTTTTACCAGCGTCATCGTGCGGCGCAGGGGAAACCTGTCAGCGATGGCTGGTGTGCTCATACCTTTCAGGAGAAATTCGGCGAATGGCCCAACGGCTTAAGCGACTTTCCAATGGAGATCACACCGGAGGTCAGCAATCACATCAAACACAAACTTATTAAATTTGCTAAACGCCGCGAACGTCTGCAGCAGATGGGGAAGAAACCTGACCAGGATCTATTTCCACCTCCGAGCGCCAATATCAACTATGAGCCTCCTGAGGGCAGCGACGGGCAATTAATTATCGAAGCAAAACGAAAATTCCAGAAAAACATAAATAGCGCGAGTCAGTGATATGAAAACGGCAGAAGCAGCAAAAGGTCGATGGTCTGAAATTTTTGAATATTACGGCTTGCCGCCGATCACCGGGAAGCACCATTACAAGGGCGAGTGTCCGGTATGTAAGGCGAGGGGGAAGTACCGCGTAGATGACCGTGATGGTCAGGGTACATGGATTTGTGTATGTGGTAGCGGCGACGGCATGAAGCTGCTGACCCTGACCCAGTCAAAAAGCTTTTCCGCCATCTGCGCAGAAGTGGACCAGCTCATCGGGAATAACTATCAGCGCATCAACGTGCCTGCTAACAGTTCGGCGGCGCGGCAGCGCCAGCGAGTCATTAGTAAGTTTTCAAAGTTGCTCGATTTACGGGGTACTAGCGCGGCTGGTTACCTTCTGCAACGTGGGATAAGCCGCCTGCCGGCAGAAGGCATCCGTTTTTGTGACCGCCAACGCCATGCGGGGCGCGTTTATCAAGCGCTGTATGCCCTGGCTACCGATGACAAAGCTGAGCTTTGTTACCTGCACCAGACGCTGCTGGACGGCGACAGGAAGGCAGATATTGATAGCGCCAAACGTCTTAAGTCGCTTCAAGAGGACAGCTATCTGGATCACGCCCGCTCTGTGGCCATTCGCATGTTTCCGGTATCAACGACGATCGGCATCGCCGAAGGTATCGAAACAGCACTCTCATGTTATCAGGTTTATGGCGTCAATACCTGGGCGGTAATCAACAGCGGGTTTATGAAGAAATTCCGGGTACCGGCAGGTGTGAAGCATCTGATTATTTTTGCCGACATGGACAAGCACTCTGCAACTGGACATGCCGCGGCGTTCGAGTGCGCCCACGCCAACTTGCTGGCGAAAAACGACCTGGTCAAAGTCAGCATACGCTGGCCGGATAACGGAGATTTCAATGATATGCTTATGAACGGCGATCAGGTTCGTGAACAAGTTTTCTATAAAAAGGTGGCAGCATGATGAACAATAACAATCTGCAACATAACCAATTCTTCACCATCGAACAGGACTTTTCGCCTGAGAAAATTACTGATGCTGAGCGTCTTGTTATGGAGCGTTTCAGTTATATTTATGCAAACTGGGCCGATGAAAAAAACTTAAGCCGTGAGGCGGAAGAACTTCGCGTAAGAGAAATTAAAGGTTTTAAAAACATCCTCCTCTCTCCCTGGACATTAAGCGATGTAACCATTGAATGGGATTACTGGGAATCCGTACTTCGTCACAGGTATAAAACACAAAATGGCGATGGCTACGTCCAGATTATCTGGGATCGGCGCGGGTGGCTCACTGACCTTTTGTGCGTTATGAAACCAGTTACCCGGGCTGAAGCATTAACAGTCTGCAAGTGGTTACTGGCATGTGACTATTTTGAGGAACGGGATTCGCTGTTTGATCGCATTATTTTGAACCTGGTCGGGGAGTGCGAAGAATGAAACTGGAAGCCTCCCTTAAACACTTTAGCCCACAGGGCATGCATATCAGCGACGACGTAAAAAGCACATCGCCGAATCGACTGACCGGAACAGATGTTATGGCGGCCATCGGTACCACCAGCAGTCGTGCGCGCTTCGGCCTGGCCGCTTTCTTCGGAAAGGCTGGTATCAGCAAAACGGATGAACAGCTTGCAATTCAGGCGCTGGCGCAGTTTGCCATCAAAAACGCTCCTAAAAATGTCCGCAAAGCCGCCGGTGACAAGCTCGGCGCCTGCATGTTGACGCTGGCACAATTTGCCTTTGCGGAGTACTCACGTTCGGCGGCCACCAGCGCAACGTGTCACAGCTGCAGCGGAACCGGCTTTATTTCCAGCCATGAAGATGTAATTAAGCACCCTGGTATTTTCGATGCTGACGGTGTCGAAGTGAAGGCCCCAAAGATTAGAAATGAACTGGTGAAAAGGGTCTGTGGAGTGTGCGGAGGAAAGAAAGTGATCCATGCGCGATGCAGGTGTAGTGGTAAAGGGGAGGTCTTAGATCGCAAAGCGACCAAAGAACTTGGCGCACCGGTTTTCAAAACATGTGAACGCTGCTCTGGTAATGGCTTCTCTGTTGTACCCTCTGCGACGGTACACCGCGCCATTCTGAAGCGTCTCCCGGATCTCCATCAGTCTTCGTGGTCACGCAACTGGAAGCCGTTCTATGAAGGGCTGGTGGATATGCTTCACAAAGGAGAGAGACAGGCAGCGGCTGAATTTGAGAAGGCGACCATTTATTGATGTGATCGAAACAGATGGCGGCAAATTTTTGCACGATAGAGTTGACTTTGCATAAAATTGTCCTTTATTATTCTAATCATGGATACGTACATCCAAATGAAACTGATTCTGAACCCTGCCAACCGGCGGGGTTTTGCTTTTCTGGGGGAAGCGATGCAGCAGCCATATTTTTTTAACCCGGGCATGACCACTCAACAGCTTGAAGACTGGCTTGGGCAACAGAAAATCTATCTTGCCCACTTCAACCGTCTGATAGCAGAAAAAGCCGCTCTTGAGGAGCGACTGAGTCAGATCTCTGCGGAGATTGGGCGAGTCGCTACTGGTAGCTTTGAAGGAATGCTGAGTTTTCCCTGGGATCCCAGTCCTCTTGTGGAAAATCCTCAACAGGATAGTGGCCAGTCGGCAGATTGAGTGACGCCAGGACAGCGGCAGCATCTTCTGACATATAACTGGGCTTTAGTTGACTGGCAATGATAAAGAGACAGTCGTTTAGCGAGAGTCTTCTAATCTCTTCAGGTTTCCACTTGGTCATTTCGAAGATAAGGTGATGAAGAGCCTTATCGTTATCAAGATAATAATAATCCGATGAAAAATGTTTCCTGTACTCATCGAGAATACATTCAAGAGTGAATATTTGTCCTATTCGATACCAAACCTGCCTGGCTCTGTAACTGTGTGAGTCTGCCAGTAATGTTTGGGGGAAGTTGTTATTTTGACAAACCCGGGACTTGATTACCTGTAAAAGGTCTGAGTACTTACTCATATTTTCACCAGTTGATGTTTTAATCATTTGCGAATCAATTTTATCAAAGAGAAAAACAAGCCGCTACACGCTGATAACATCAGGCTGGGCGGTTATGGTGAGCCGATACCTCAGACAAGCAGAGTATTGAAACCAGAAAGACTGAATGTTAAATTTCTGGTGTGGTGAATCCCCCTATGCGGAGGGGCATTGCCAGTCTGATATGTTTTTTTGCGCATTGCGAGTCGTCTGTGGACTGGCGGCGACTTACCGGGAGGCACCCGGCACCACACATACTGCATAACCCCCTAAAGGCCTTCCATTGCGGCAGGCCTTTTATCTTGCCGATGCCAGAACGTTAATTTTCTGCCAGTAAGCCGAGACCCGTCTAACAGGTATTCATCGGCCTCATTGCCTAATGGGCTTACTTCTCTAATCTATACGAGCGCAGCAGTGGATGCATTACCAGAGATTATGATGATGTAAAGCCTAAGCGGTGGGAAGTTTGTCTTGAGTGAAAATCTTACTACAGTGAGGGCACATCAGCGCAGAGCCTTTCTGGACTCGGGTGTAACTATGTTCTGATTGGTTGGTGCAGCTAGGGCAGGTACATTTGATGAGGTAGTTGCGATTGTTTTTTGAGTTTTTGCGTTGTTGCATATGATATTTCCTGATGAATGGTCCGCAACAATACACTATCCCCGGGCACATAGCTCGCGTTGAATTATCTAGCCACCTATTCAGGGTGGTTTTTTCATTTTCAGGTACCTGGAAACATCATTGATAAGATTTCCTCCTGCCGGTCCTGAACCTTATCAAACACAAAGCACCCCGTTAACCCGGAGGTGGAGTATGTATCGAATGGACAAGCTAACAACAGGTATTGCCTACGGAACGTCCGCAGGTAACGCGGGGTTCTGGATGTTGCAATTGCTCGACAAAGTATCCCCATCCCAGTGGGCCGCTATTGGTGTTCTGGGAAGTCTGGTATTTGGCTTGCTGACTTACCTGACGAATCTGTACTTCAAAATTAAAGAAGACCGGCGAAAAGCTGCTCGAGGTGAATAATGTCTCCGACACTACGTAAAACTGTTCTTGCGGCGGTGGGCGGCGGGGCCCTGGCGATTGCCTCTGCACTCATCACTGGCCCGATGGGTAATGATGGGCTTGAGGGAGTGCGATACTCCCCTTATCAGGATGTGGTAGGTGTCTGGACGGTTTGCTACGGCCACGCAGGTAAAGACATCATGCTCGGCAAAACCTATACCGAGGCAGAGTGTCGGGCGCTACTAAATAAAGACCTGAATACCGTCGCCTGGCAGATCAACCCTTACATCAAAAAACCGATCCCAGAAACAATGCGTGGGGCTCTGTACTCATTCGCCTATAACGTCGGAGCCGGGAACTTCCAGACCTCTACTCTGCTGCGCAAAATCAACCAGGGTGACCAGAAAGGTGCGTGTGATCAGCTGCGCCGCTGGACCTATGCCAAAGGTAAGCAGTGGAAAGGACTTATTACCCGGAGGGAAATTGAGCGTGAAGTGTGTTTATGGGAGCAAAGATGAGTCGCTTAACCGCCGTTATCATCGCAATAGCAATCCTGCTAATGTTCTGTGCCATTTCATGGCGTATGGGATGGAGTTCCCACGCTGATCACATCAATGCTCAGGCTGCGAAGAAGAGAGAGAAGGCCGAGAATGCCATTAAGCCTGTAGAGGAAAAGGCCGCGACTGCTAACGAAGCGGGTAAGGTCATCTACAAAACAATAACCCGCGACGTGGTGAAATATGTTCAGTCTCCGAATCGTACTGTGTGTAGGTTTGATGATGCTGCTGTGCAGTTGCGTCAGCGCGCCATCGATGCTGCCAACTCCATCCCCGGATTTGATGAGTCCGCCGTGCAAAGCAAGTGACGCAGGGAATGACAGCGATGAAGATTTACAGTCTGATGTAGAAACCGCTCAATGCCTGCGTCAGCTCCGTTTGGATAAGTATCGCTGGCAGGCGTACTATCGGGCGGTGAGTAAGTAACAGGCATAGCACATGAAATAAGTGGCCTTAAGTGAACAAAAAATCTGAAAACAAGACATTCAAGCTTTCAGCATCGAAATGTTTGTATCTAATTCAGCGGATGTCATGCACTATAGGATCTCAAACCACTCTTAACTAAGTAGCCACTCATGACAGTAAACTTACTACCACAACTACCATGCGGTTATCGTTACGGCATTGAGCGCTCGATCCGGCCCCAGACTGGTGCGGAATTTTTTCCGCCACAAGGGTGTGTTATCAAATCTGTTAACTTTGGGGATGGTGTGGTTATTTGTGTGCCCATCCAATGGTACATTAAACAATTAGATTTATGGGTCACTGTCTAAGGAACCATCGAATAATATGTTAGTTACTGGTGACTAACGGATCATTGCGCTAAAAAAATAAGCACAGACGTCTGTTGTTCTGGTTAATGTTCTTGAGAATCGCGAATTACTAGCCTAATAAGCTATTCATCCATTTATATGATATCGATGGCTGAAATGAAGCTATCCTCACGTTACCACTGCCAGCCAACACCGAAACGGCAGAGGTCATTTAGCAAGCAGAAAATCTCTCCCGGGTGGCTCCTGAGAGATTTTAGGTTTCTAACTGGTACCAACCAAAGGTCGCATTTTTTATGCGACCTTTTTTATTGTGCGTAACAGGCATCCGTAAGGAAACCGTTCAGCTTGTACACACGGCAAAGATAAATGCAAAAGCATCACAGAGGCTATTTTGTCGAATGGCTTCGATAATACTCCCCACATCGCACAGAGGTAAGACATGTCAGAGATCACTGCATCCGAGCAAATCCGCCTGGATATAATCAAGAAAGTTAATTATGACACCGCAGCGGCCAAGCTGGCCATTGACTGGGTAGGCGACAGCTATCTGAAGTCTGAGCTATTCGCTGACTCTTTCGATCGTGTTTTCACGGAAAGTGAGATTGTCTCGAAGACCCGTAAGGCAATCCAGGAAGCGACCGAAGCGCTGGCGCTGTTTGATACTGCCGCTGAGAAGGTCAGCTAAGGCATTACAGCAGGCATTCATCGAGTGCCTGTGATAATGTTAAAGCTCCTGTATAAGGGGCAGTTGTATGATGTCATGCAACGAAGCAACCAAGCTATGGAAAGTCCGGGTAATGGTTTGGAGTGAATGTGACGTTTAGCAGCGGTGGTATAAATGGCTACTTTTTCCTGTTGCTTAGTATGTGGCCAGTGCTAATGGTTTTATTCCTGGGATTGTCTCCTGCATTTTACGGTGTGTTAATGCCTAAAACGGCAATTGCTTGTCTGGTGATCGCTGCAGCCTTTGGCATTGGTGGGTGGTTCTATGGATTGTGATCTAAGTAACATTTGGTCAGGTTATAAACTGGTATCTGACCGCATTACAGCAGGCACTCGTTGAGCGTCTGTGATAATGCTAAATTACTCATCCAAAATGGTGGGGGTTAGCGTGAAAATTGACCATGAGTACCTAAAAGGATTGCTGGTGGCTTTCGAGGAATCAGATAGACCAGTAACCAATATTCGTGAATTAAAAGAGAAAGGCTTTGATTACAATGTCGATCAATTTGTATTCCATATGAGACTACTGGATGACCGAGGCCTAATAAGTCAACCTGACGGAGGATTCGGCTTTGGTTTGCAAGTCTCTGTTGATGGATTTTATTCTTGGGCTGTTATTCCGCTCCGGCTAACGGCTGAAGGGCATGACTTCCTTGAAGCAATAAGGAATAAAGAAGTCTGGTCAACGCTTAAGACGGGTTTCAAAGATGCCAGCATCGGAACCCTCGTGACAGTATCGAAAGAATTGTTCAATCGGGCATTAGCTAAACAGCTCGATAAGTATTTTGAGTAGAAAATTAATTGTCTGAAGGCCGCTTTCGAGCGGCTTTTTTAATGGACTTAGCCAAAAGCCAGGTGAAGATAGAATGGTCACCTAAGCAATAGGGCCAGAACATGAACAAAGAGCCCCGCATTTACGGCAGCAAGTGGGACCGTGAGCGTCTTATCTTCCTTCGCGCAAACCCCTTATGCGTCATGTGCCAGGAGCAAGGCAGGGTGACAGCGGCAACGGTGGTTGACCATATCATCCCGCACAAACTGAAAGAGGCTCTGCGCTCTGGTGACAGCCAGGCAATCGCGAAGGCGCAAAAGCTTTTCTGGAGCCGGAAGAACTGGCAAGGGCTGTGTAAGCAGCACCACGACTCAACGAAGCAGCGAATGGAGAAGCGTGGCACCGTGATCGGCTGCGATGAAAACGGGATGCCACTGGACCCGGCTTCTCATTGGTTTAAGTGATAACCATTATCAATATACCTCAAAAGTGATTGTCATTTTAAATCATTAGCATTCAAATTATATCGATTCTCATTTGAGGGGGAGGGGCGGGTCAAAAGTTCAAAATCTCGAACCCAAATGACCGCCGCCAGTCCTTTTTGTGCACAACCGCGAAATGAAAAGTTTTTTTCCGGGAGGTTCCGATGGCAGGACGACGCCCGAAACCGACCCACCTCAAAGTGGTTACCGGCAACCCGGGCAAACGCAAACTTAACGACAAAGAACCATCGCCAGCGCGAGAAATACCAAGCCCTCCAGAGCACCTCACTGACTGGGGAAAGGTGGCGTGGGGGAAGCTGACCGTGCTGCTGGATGGCATGGGCATTTTAACCATTGCCGATACGCTGGCGCTCGAACGACTCTGCGATATTTACGCCGACATTCTGCAGCTTCGCCTGACTATTGCTGACGAGGGGCGAACTTACACCGTGCAGACCGAGGGCGGTTTTTTGATTAAGGCTAACCCGGCAGTAGCAATGTTGGCGGATGCTGATCGACGTTTTAAAAGTTACCTGGTTGAATTCGGTCTGACTCCGGCCGCCAGAACGAAGGTGAAAGTGGATGGTGGAGAAAAAGAAGAAGACCCGCTCAACCAGTTCTTCGGTTGAACCCGCCACGCAATATGCGCGGGATGTAGACTCCGGCAAAGAAATCGCCGGGCCTGACATCAGGAATGCCTGTAAGCGACATCTCAAAGATTTGGAATCCTGCCATGCTCGCGGGTTGGTATGGGATGTTGCAGCGGCGCAGCGCGCCATCGACTTTTTTGCCAAGGTACTGAAGCTCAACGGTGGTGAGCATGAAGGTAAACCCTTCAACCTGCTACCGTGGCAGTGCTTTATTGTAGGGTCGATATTCGGCTGGAAGAACTCGGATGGTTATCGTAGATTTCGCATGGTGTACGTTGAATCTGGTAAGGGTTCCGGCAAATCACCACTGGCTGGCGGAGTGGGGCTTTACTGTCTAACAGCAGATAAGGAGCCTCGTGCCGAGATATATGCAGCAGCAACGAAAAAAGACCAGGCCATGATCCTTTTTCGTGATGCTGTCGCGATGGTGGATCAGTCCCCTGCGTTAGCACAGCGAATAAATAAATCAGGCGGTGCCGGGAAAGAGTGGAACCTTGCATTTCTTCAGACCGGCTCATTTTTCCGGCCTATCAGTTCGGATGATGGGCAGTCAGGGCCACGCCCACACTGTGCACTGATTGACGAAATTCACGAGCACAAAAACAACCAGGTTGTGGAAATGATGCGCGCCGGGACGAAAGGTCGTCGCCAGGCGTTGATTTTCATGATCACTAACAGCGGCCACGACAAAACCAGCGTCTGCTACGACTATCACGAGTATGGGCGTAAAGTTGCCGAAGGCTCGATTGAGGATGACAGTTTCTTTTCTTTCATTTGCTCCCTGGACGAAGGAGAAGACCCATTCAAGGACGAGTCCTGCTGGAAAAAAGCAAACCCCTCTCTTGGTCATACTTTTACCGATCGCTACCTGCGTGAGCAGGTTACTCAGGCTCGGGGGATGCCGTCGAAGGAAAGCATTGTTCGGCGGTTAAACTTCTGTCAGTGGGTGGATGCCGATAACCCATGGATGAGTAGCGATGTGTGGATGGGGTGCGAAGAGGACTTTGACCTGCAGGAGCTGCAGGGAGAAGAATGTTATGGCGGCCTGGACCTTTCAGGAACTCGCGACCTTACGTCTCTGGCGCTCTTTTTCCCTAAAAAAAGAAAGCTGCTGGTGGAGTTCTGGACACCAAAAGATACTTTGCTGGATAGAGCGAAAACAGACCGCGTACCTTACGACGCATGGGAACGGGGAGGCCATATTCATACCACTCCCGGAAAGGCGGTGAAATATGGCTTTGTTGCTGAGCGCATTGCTGATCTTTCCATGTTGTTCGATATCAAGGCGATCGCCTTCGACCAGTACCGCATAAAATATCTTGAGCCGGAATTAGAGAGCGCTTCTGTATCAGTACCGCTGATACCTCACGGGCAGGGATACTACAAGGCGCAGGATTCCGGACTGTGGATGCCTCATTCCATCGAACTTTTTGAACAGATGCTCGATGATGGCGTAATCATTATTAAAACAAACCCCTGCCTCCGATGGAACGCTGCTTCCGCCGTAACCGAAGCCGACCAAAAAGAAAACCGCATATTCGCCAAGAAAAAGAGTACTGGTCGAATAGATGGTGTGGTTGCGTCGGCGATGGCAATTGGTGCTGCAGAAGGTTATGAGCCTGATGATGGCGATATAGAGGGCTTTTTTGACGATCCGATCATAGTGGGTATCTGATGGCTAAGAATAAACAGCAACCAGGGCGCGTTAAGAGCGCTCTTTTAAACTGGCTTGGTGTTCCCATAAGCCTGACGACCGGTGAATTCTGGCGGGAGTGGTACGGAACCAGCAGTAGCGGAAAAGTGGTTACCGCTGACAAAGTTATCCGGCTTTCTGCTGTCTGGGCGTGCGTAAGACTCTTAAGTGAATCAGTTTCCACGCTTCCGCTTAAAATTTACGAGCGGCAGGCTGATGGATCGCGAAAGCTGGCCCAGAACAATCCCGCCTACCAGATATTATGCAGGCGTCCTAACCCGGAAATGACCCCTTCCCGTTTCATGTTGATGATTGTGGCCAGTATTTGCCTGCGTGGTAATGCATTTGTCGAGAAGCTATATATCGGCAGCAAATTGGTTTCGCTGGTGCCGTTACTTCCGCAGAATATGGTTGTAAAGCGACTCGATAGCGGGAAGTTACAGTATACATACACGGAAAATAGCGTTAAGCGGATCATTCCAGTAGACCGGATGATGCATATCCGCGGATTTGGTCTTGATGGTGTTTGCGGGATGATGCCGACAATGGCCGGGGTTGACGTTTTCGGCGCTGCTATGTCGGTTGATGAAGCCGCGGCAAAAATCTTCGAAAATGGCCTGCAAAGTACCGGTTTCCTGTCTTCAAAAACGGCGCTTAATAAGGAACAGCGAGAAAGATTGCGTCAAAACCTTCAGTCTTTTATTGGTTCTAAAAACGCCGGGAAACTGATGGTTCTGGAAAATGAACTGACTTACCAGAATGTCACTATGAACCCGGAGGCCGCGCAACTCCTTGAAAGCCGTTCATTCAGTATTGAGGAAATTTGTCGCTGGTTTCGCGTACCGCCATTTATGGTCGGCCATACGACAAAACAATCCAGCTGGGCTTCGAGTCTTGAAGGGATGAACATGCTGTTCCTGACTCATACCCTGCGTCCTCTCCTGGTCAATATTGAGCAGGAAATATCGCGTTGTCTTCTGAACAGTGATGAGGACTTGTTTGCTGAGTTCTCCGTTGAAGGGCTTCTGCGCGCCGATAGCGCTGGTCGTGCTGCTTACTATACCAGCGCACTGCAGAATGGCTGGATGTCTCGCAATGACGTTCGCCGTCTTGAGAACATGCCGCCGATAGAAGGGGGCGATATTTACACCGTTCAGCTCAACCTGACGCAACTGAAAAATCTCGAAAGCAGCAACCCTGCCGTTCAGGCGCTGGCTTTGCGAGAGCTGCATAACCACGTATTCCCCGACATTTCCTTTGAACAATCTCCGCTGAAACAGGCCGCTTAGGAGCACTTTCCTGATGAGCAAAAAACAACTTCCGGTGGCGCCGGCGGGTCGCCCCTGCGCGCGCGTTACCTGTGAAACATTACCGTCCGCACTGGACCGCTGGGACGGTGGGATCAAGGCGGCGACTACTGACGATAACACTATTTCTGTTTTTGATGTTATAGGGCAGGACTACTGGGGTGAAGGGATAACAGCTAAACGTATTGCCGGTGCGCTTCGGGCGATGAACGGCGCAGATGTTACGGTGAATATCAACTCGCCGGGTGGCGACATGTTCGAAGGTCTGGCTATTTATAACCTTCTCCGCGAATACGAAGGCCATGTAACGGTGAAGGTGCTGGGCATTGCCGCCAGTGCCGCCTCAATAATTGCGATGGCCGGGGATGATATTCAGATTGGCCGCGGTGCCTTTCTGATGATCCATAACTGCTGGTTGTACGCGATGGGAAACCGCCATGACTTCGCTGAACTGGCGCAGTCACTGGAGCCATTCGATACCGCAATGGCTGATATTTACGCGGCGCGATCCGGCCTTGATATTGCCGCCGTTCAGAAACTAATGGACGCCGAAAGTTATATCGGTGGCAGCGATGCTGTGGCGAAGGGACTGGCAGACAGCCTGCTTTCTGCTGATGCGGTCAGCGACGGCGACGAATCACCTGCAGCTGCGCTTCGCAAACTTGATGCACTGCTGGCGAAAACAAATACCCCCCGGTCCGAGCGCCGGAAATTAATCAAAGCATTAACAGGTAACACGCCGGGCGCTGTTACCGATCCCGATGGTAAGCCGGGCGCTGCCGAAGATATCAAACCTGAAACCCTCAATTCACTTGAAAGCGCTCTTGCGGCGTTAGTCAAATAAGGACCATGTATGTCTGATGTAAACGAGATTCTGAAAAAAGTCACCGCTTCCATTGAAGAAGCAACCGGCAAATTTAACGCCAAAGCGGAAGAAGCGCTGACTGAAGCGAAAAAGAACGGCAAATTGTCGGCGGAAACCAAAGAAACCGTGGACAAAATGGCGACTGAGTTTAATGCGCTGAAAGAAGCCGAAAAGACTCTTAAAGCAGCGCTGGGCGAACTGGAGCAGCATGTTGCACAGATGCCGCTGGCAAACGCAAAACAGGTTATTGAAACTGTCGGCCAGCAGGTTATCTCTGCTGAAGCCATTAAAGTTCTGTCGTCCAGCATCGAAGGGAACAAGCGTATTTCTGTTCCTGTAAAAGCTGCTCTGATTTCCAGTGACGTTCCTGAGGGGGTTGTTGAACCACAACGACTGCCGGGTATTGATGTAGCGCCAAAGCAGCGGTTATTTATTCGCGATCTTATCGCGCCAGGCCGTACGGGTTCACCGGCCATTTTCTGGGTGCAGCAGACCGGCTTTACCAATGCTGCGGCAGCGGTACCGGAGAACACGACCAAGCCGTATAGCAATATTGAGTTCACGCCGAAAATCACTCCAGTGACAACCATCGCGCACATGTTCAAGGCATCCAAGCAGATTCTGGACGACTTCGCCCAGTTGCAGTCCATGATTGATGCGGAAATGCGTTACGGCCTTAAGTACGTCGAAGAACAGGAGATTCTGTTTGGTGATGGCACTGGCGCTCACCTCCATGGCATCGTGCCGCAGGCCACGGCTTACAGCGCGGCATTTGCCGTTGAACAGCAGAACGGTATTGACGATCTGCGCCTGGCAATGCTTCAGGCTCAACTTGCCCGATTCCCTGCATCCGGTCACGTCCTGCACTTCATGGACTGGGCGAAAATCGAACTGACTAAAGACACCCTGGGGCGCTATATCCTGGCGAACCCGGCTGCGTTGACGGGGCCGACGCTGTGGGGGCTTCCGGTTGTCGCCACTGAAGCAGCAGCTTTCCAGGGCAAGTTCCTGACAGGTGCATTTAATGCTGCGGCACAGCTTTTCGACCGCGAAGACGCAAACGTTGTGATCTCGACGGAGAACGGCGACGACTTCGAGAAAAACATGATCTCTATTCGCTGTGAAGAGCGTCTGGCGTTAGCAGTAAAACGCCCTGAAGCATTTATTTATGGCTCCTTTACTGTGCCGGCTTCCGGCGGCCAGTAATTTTTCTGGCGGCCTCCGGGCCGCTATTTTCGGAGTAACACGATGAAACTTATCGCGGTGAAACCAATTTATTTTGGTGGGGTAGTGGTGACTGAAGGCGAGTCACTGGAGACGCTGGAACAGCATGGCCGTGAGTTGGTTCAAAAAGGTTATGCACGGCTGGTAGATGTTGATAATTCTGCGCAGCCGGAACAGCCGGAACAGCCGGAACAGCCGGAACAGCCGGAACAGCCGGAACAGCCGGAACAGCCGGAAACTGTGCCAGAGAAGAAGGCTAAAAAATAATGTTAGAACTTGAAGTGGTTAAAAAGCACTGTCGCATTGAGCCTGACTTTACCGATGACGACTCACTATTGACCCTCTACATCGGAGCTGCTTCTCGTTATGTCGAAACATGGACTCGTCGCAAAATGTATGAGTCCGAAACCAGCGAGGGGTATGCAGATGATCCTGATTCAATTCTCCCTGGCGATGATGTGAAAGCAGCGATGCTTCTGCTTATCGGTCACTGGTACGAAAACCGTGAAACGGTCTCTGTCGGTCAGGCTGCTACAGATATTCCGTTTACTGTCGAGTCACTTCTCCAGCCTTACAAAATTTATGGTATTTAAGCGGGGGAATTATGCAGGCAGGACGATTACGGCACCGGGTCACCATCCAAAATTTCACCACCACCAGAACGTCTTCAGGCCAGCCAGTTGAAAATTGGGAAGATGGGAAAACCATCTGGGCCGAGGTTAAGGGGATAAGCGGTCGGGAGCTCTTAGCCGCTGGCGCAGAGCATGCCGATGCGACAATCCGAGTCTGGGTGCGTTTTCGCAGGGATATTTCAGCCTCATCCCGATTGAAGGTCCGTACTGGACCGTTTAAAGGCGCAGTTCTTAACGTTACCGGGCCTCCGGTTCCGGATATAAAAGGTACCCGGCTGGAAATTCTCTGCAAACAGGGGGCCGAAAAATGATTGATGTGAATCTGGATTTTTCCGGGCTGCAGGATATCGCCCGAGATCTGCAAACCCTCAGCAAAGCCGAAAACAATAAAGTCCTTCGTGATTCCACTCGTGCCGGGGCTGAAGTTCTCCGGCAGGAGGTGATTGATCGTGCTCCCGAGCAAACCGGCAAGCTGAAGAAAAACGTTGTTGTCGTCACTCAGAAAAGCCGCCGTCGCGGTGAAATCGCTTCAGGGGTGCATATTCGCGGTGTTAATCCGCAAACGGGGAACAGCGACATCACCATGAAGGCCAGCAACAAGCGGAATGCGTTTTACTGGCGCTTCGTGGAGCTGGGGACAGCTACGGCGCCAGCACATCCGTTTGTTCGTCCGGCCTTTGATACCCGCATGGAAGAGGCTGCGCAGGTGGCGATGCAGCGGATGAATCAGGCTATTGATGAGGTGTTATCAAAATGACAGAGGATGATCTCTATGACCTGCTGTCGCCGCTGGCAGACGGGCGGGTTTATCCGTATGTGGTATCGCTGGGTAGTGACGGGCTTCCCGATGTCCCCGCGCCTTACATCATCTTCTCGATACCGACTGAAGTATCCGGGGATGTTTTCTGCGGCCAGGCAGAGTCGACACTGCGCATTCAGGTTGATGTATGGGCTGAAACGAATGACGAAGCCAGAGCGTTACGCCTGGACGCCCTGGCTCGCCTGCAGGTTCTTTCACCTGTCGAGGTGACAAAAATTCCTGGCTACGACACGACAACCCATCTTCATCGGGCAACTCTCGAAATAACGGTTATTGCCTGACAAAAACCAATCCAATCCGACCGCCGCTGGCGGTTTTTTCATTTATGGAGGCTGCGATGTCAGCACTATTTGAACGTGCCCAAAAAACGGTAGTAATGATTACCTCTGTGCCGGTCACTGCGGCAGAGCTGGATACCGCAACCTGGTTAAACCTGAGTTGCACTATCAAACAGGCAAGCTTTACCGCTGGTCAGAAAAACGATATTGACGTGACAACGCTCTGTTCGGATGAAACGGAAAATATCAACGGCCTTCCTGCTCCGTCTGAAATGTCACTTTCCGGTAACTTCTACCGCAACCCGGCGCAGGATGCACTTCGTGAAGCATATGATAACGACGGGGTTTATGGGTTTAAGGTTATTTTCCCGTCTGGTAATGGATTCCTGATGCGCGCTGAGGTACGTCAGCACACCTGGGATTCTCAAACCAACGGTGTTGTTGCTGCAACGTTCTCGCTGCGTCTGAAAGGTAAACCCACCAATATTAACGCCCCAGGAGTTCTGTCGTTTGCTACTGACCTTCCGGCGTCTCAAACGGTCGCGGCAGGAAGCGCCCTGACTATGGGCGTAGTCGTCCAGGGCGGTACGGCACCTTATACCTACGTCTGGAAAAAGGGCACCTCGACGGTCAGCGGCCAGACCAGCGCAACGTTTACGAAAGCCAGCGCTGTATCCGGTGATGCCGGGGTTTATTCCTGCGTGGTTACTGATGCCGATGGCACTGTGATCACTTCTTCTGATTGCACCGTCACCATCAATTAACGGAGCGCCGGGAGACCGGCGATAAAATTAATGTCAAAACCGAGTCTTAAAGCACTGGCACTGGCACCGATGGCGGGCTTTCGTAAAAAAGAAGTCTCCGTTCCGGAGTGGGATAACGCCAAAGTCATCATTCGTGAGCCTTCAGCAGAAGCCTGGATTCGCTGGCAGGGGATCGCCAGCCCGGAACAACCCAAACCACCGGAAGGGCAGGAAGCACCAGAGGCACCAGAACTGCCCCCTTCAGAACGAGCCTTCCGCACGATGCGGGCCGACGTCACGCTTTTCATCGATATTTTGCTGGATACCGACCTGCAGCCCGTCTTTACTGTCGATGACACCGAACAGGTTGAAGCGATCTATGGCCCCGTGCATTCCCGGCTGTTGAAGCAGGCACTTGATCTCATTCGTGACGCGGATGATGCTAATGCAAAGTAAAAATGCCTGGCATGCAGTTCCTGATGGCGCTGGCGCTCCGGATGGGCCGCACGCTGGGCGAACTGCGACAAACCATGACGGTCGGCGAATTCAGGATGTGGGCTGAGTACGACCGTATCAGCCCAATCGGCGATATTCGCGGCGATATCCTCAATGCTCAGCTGGTATCTGCGGTTTACGGAGCGCAGGGCGTTAAAGTCACCATTGAAGATGCTCAGCTTCAGTGGAGCACAGAAGAGATTGAGGTAAACGACGGCGGCGATCCCTTTGCAGGCTTGGAGGCCGCTTTGCTCGCAGCATCAGCTTGAACAAACAATGATAGCTGAAGTTTTACTTATCCAATGGTAGGATTTTAGTTCTTTTCTACCTATTGGGATAAAAAATGAAAAAAATATTGGGCGTTTTATCTTTAGTAGTTTTTGCTATAGCATTTATTATTGCGTTAAGGCAACCAATATCAATTGTGTTTCTTTTTGCTGTTTTGGTTATTCCTTTAAAATATATAGATAAGATTGGCGGGGAAATTGCTTCTCTTTTGATAATTCTCGGTTCTGTTTTTGTCTTGTTTTTTGTTAACTCAATGGTCCCTTTGTGGGGGGAGAGGTATGAGAACCATGAGGAGCTAATGAGAATTAGCGAGAACGATAGGCAGAAAAGATACAACAACATGAATGTTATATCAGCAAGCAACCCTAGTGTTAAGGCTGAATTAAAAGACCCCGAATCTGCAACCTTCAAAAACCAGATCATTGGTCGTGACGGATATGTATGCGGACAAGTAAATGCTAAAAACAGCTTTGGTGCATATGCTGGGTTTAAAAGGTATGTAAGTAAAAGTGGAATAACCATTATTGATGATGGTGGAACTGAATTTTCTAAACTATGGGGCGAGATTTGTAGTTGATACATTCTTGCTAATTAAAGAAAACCGCTTAGGCGGTTTTTTTTATACCTGTGAGGGGCTTTGTTGAATAAATCGAACTTTTGCTGAGTTGAAGGATCAGATCACGCATCTTCCCGACAACGCAGACCGTTCCGTGGCAAAGCAAAAGTTCAGAATCACCAACTGGCCCACCTACAATAAAGCCCTCATCAACCGTGGCTCCATAACTTTCTGGCTGGATGATGAAGCTATTCAGGCCTGGTATGAGTCGGCAACGCCTTCATCACGGGGAAGACCTCAGCGCTATTCTGATCTCGCCATCACCACCGTTCTGGTCATTAAACGCGTGTTCAGGTTGACCCTGCGGGCTGCACAGGGTTTTATTGATTCCATTTTTACACTGATGAATGTTCCGTTGCGCTGCCCGGATTACACCAGTGTCAGCAAGCGCGCAAAGTCGGTTAATGTCAGTTTCAAAACGTTCACCCGGGGTGAAATCGCGCATCTGGTGATTGATTCCACCGGGCTGAAGGTCTTTGGTGAAGGCGAATGGAAAGTCAAAAAACACGGCAAAGAACGCCGTCGTATATGGCGAAAGTTGCATCTGGCAGTTGACAGCAACACACATGAAATCATCTGTGCAGACCTGTCGCTGAACAATGTGACGGACTCAGAAGCCTTCCCGGGTCTTATCCGGCAGACTCACAGAAAAATCAGGGCAGCATCGGCAGACGGCGCTTACGACACCCGGCTCTGTCACGATGAACTGCGGCGTAAGAAAATCAGCGCGCTTATCCCACCCCGAAAAGGCGCGGGTTACTGGCCCGGTGAATATGCAGACCGTAACCGTGCAGTGGCTAATCAGCGAATGACCGGGAGTAATGCGCGGTGGAAATGGACAACAGATTACAACCGTCGCTCGATAGCGGAAACGGCGATGTACCGGGTAAAACAGCTGTTCGGGGGTTCACTGACGCTGCGTGACTACGATGGTCAGGTTGCGGAGGCTATGGCCCTGGTACGAGCGCTGAACAAAATGACGAAAGCAGGTATGCCTGAAAGCGTGCGTATTGCCTGAAAACACAACCCGCTACGGGGGAGACTTACCCGAAATCTGATTTATTCAACAAAGCCCCTGTGAGGATACAAATGGCAACCCTACGTGAGCTTATCATAAAGGTTTCAGCAAACTCTCAATCATTCCAGACTGAGATCGCCCGAGCTTCACGCATGGGGCAAGACTATTATAAAACCATGCAGAATGGTGGGCGCCAGGCTGCTGCCGCTGCGAAAGAAAGCCAAAAAGCTCTTTCCGATTTAACGGATGGATTTGCTTCAGCGGGTCGGGCTGCCACAGCTGCAGCTGCAGCATTTGCAACAGGAAAACTGGTTCAGATTGCAGATCAATGGAACTCAGTAAATGCACGGCTTAAACAAGCCTCAGTGTCTACGAATGATTTTACTTTATCTCAGACCCGATTAATGGCGATCAGCCAGAGTACGGGCACTGCTTTTACTGATAACGCTAATTTATTTTCACGCGCCGCAGCATCAATGCGTGAATTTGGTTACAGCTCAGATGAAGTACTCAAAATCACCGAAGCGGTATCAACAGGACTAAAGCTATCTGGTGCAAGTACAGAAGAAGCCGGTTCTGTTATTACCCAGTTTAGCCAGGCGCTTGCTCAGGGTGTTTTGCGTGGCGAAGAGTTTAACGCGGTTAACGAAGCTGGGGATCGTGTCATCCGTGCCCTGGCTGCTGGTATGGGGGTTGCCCGAAAAGATCTTAAAGCGATGGCTGACCAGGGGCAACTCACGATTGATAAAGTCGTACCAGCATTAATCAGCCAGTTAGGTGTGTTACAGGGGGAGTTTTCCTCGTTACCGCCGACAGTGTCCGGCTCAATGCAAAAAGTCACTAACTCGTTTATGGCATGGGTCGGTGGGGTAAACCAGGCGACTGGTGCAACAGACGCACTTTCTGGCGGTCTTGATGGGCTGGCAGGTACGCTGGATTCACTTACATCTTCTGCTGTCAGCGGGGCCCTCAGTGACGTAGCAGATAATATGTCACTGGTTACCACCGCTGCAGGTGGTCTGGTTGGGATTGGATTAGCACGGTATCTTGGCGGGATTGTTACCAGCGCAAGCAGTGCTACTGGCGCACTTATCTCAGCGGCAAAATCTGAGGTAGCTCTTGCAGTCGCTCAGGAAAAAGCCGCGCAATCTTCTGTTGCCGCTTCCCGCGCCGCCGTTTACCGCGCCCAGCAAGCCCTTCAGAGTGCTAAAAGTGCAGATGTTCAGGCTGCACAACAGGAGAGGGTTGCGGCCGCAGAAGCTAAGGTTACTGCTGCGCAAGGTCGATTGACCACAGCTCTCTCCACCGGAACAGCTACAGAAAAAGTACGAGCACGAACAGCTCTGGAGCGGGCTCAGGCGGGGCTTGTAGCTGCAAAAAATGCCGATGCACAGGCTATTGCAGAAAGAAAACTTGCCGCAGCACAAGCGGCGCTTAACCGTAATATTTCAGGCAGGATTTCTGCTCAAAATAACCTTAACAGCGTTACCTCTGTCGGCACCCGGTTAATGAGCGGGGCTCTTGGGCTGGTCGGCGGTATACCCGGGTTAGTTATGCTGGGTGCTGGCGCATGGTACGCTATGTATCAAAGCCAGGAACAAGCAAGAAAATCAGCTCAGGAGTATGCCAGCCAAATAGATCAAATCAGAGAAAAAACCTCCTCAATGACCCTGCCTGAGGTCGATAGTAATCGCAGATTATCGGTTGAGGCGATGCAGGAACAAAAGCGCCTAATCGAAGAACAAGAAAGGAGCGTTAAAAGTCTTAACGGACAAATAAAGGATTTAAATGAAAGTAGAAGCAAGCCAGGTATTACTCAAGAAAATGAATTGAATATTACAAAGGCTATCGCAATTCTTACCGAACAGGTTGTCGTAGAAGAAGACAAACTACGGCAGATGCGAGAAAAGGCAAGTGATATACTAAAGGCACAGGAGGAACAAGAAAGAAGAAGAAACGATCTTATAAAAGAAAGAGCATGGCGGCAAAATTCTGAATACCAGAACCTTGTAATGATGACTGGTAAGTATTCCGAAGTTAACCGTTTACTTGGATTGGGGAATCAGCTTTTAATGGAAAGGCAAGGGCTGGTTAACGTGCCAATGCGAATGCCTCAGGCTGATTTAACATCACAGCAAGCCAATGCTCTGGAAAAAAGCCGTCAGGACCTTGAACTATCAAAGCTTAAAGGAGAAGCAAGGGAGAGAGCCCGGTTAGGTTATGCCGCTGACGAATTAGGGCTCAAGGATGAACCTCAGTTTAAAACTAACCGCGATCTGTATATTAATCAGGGGTTGGCGAAATGGCGAAATGATGAATCCAATAAACCCACCCGGAAAGCGCCAAAAAGCGAAGAGGTTAAAGCGGCTGAAAAGACAGAAGACGTTTACAAGCGCCTTATTAAACAGCAGCAGGAACAAATTGCCTTGGGAAGCCAGAATACCGAACTGGCTAAAATGAAATATCAGGTGACGCAGGGGGAGCTAGCCTCTCTTGAGCAAGCCAAAAAAGAAATAATCCTGCAAAATGCTGCACTAATCGATCAGAAAAACATTGCTGAACAGTTGCAAACATTCCGCGAAGGTCTGGCCGACAGTAATACTGCCGCCCGGGAAAGGGGGAATATCGATTTCCTCGGCGCGGGACAGGGGGATAAAGCCCGTGACCGAATGAAGGAAATGGCGGATATTCGCGCTGATTTTCTCAGGCAGCAGCGTGACTTACAACGTGATTTCAGTCGTGGGCAGATTTCCGAAGACCTCTATAAAAAGCAAACGGAAGCGCTTAAAACAGCGCTTGCCGAACGCCTGGATATTCAGGAGGAGTATTACAAAAAAACCGATGAACAGCAGTCAGACTGGCGGGCAGGGATCAGCGATTCCCTGATGAACTATGCCGATCAGGCTTCTGATCTGAGTTCAATGGCTGCCACTGCAACCAGCGAGCTTCTGGATGCCACCACTAACTCTATCTCCAACAACCTGACAAACGTCCTGACGGGTGCCGCTTCGTTCAAAGATGGGATGTCAAATATTTTCTCTTCCCTGGGAGAAACGGTGATTAAGACGCTGATCCAGATGGCAACACAGGCGTTGATCACCAAAGCGATTATGGCGTCATTTGGCGGCGGAGCGGGTGGGTTGTTCGGTAGTCTTTTTGGCGGTGCCAGCGGTGCGGCAAGTAGTGGTACCGCTATTCAAGGCGCGGGAGCTAATTTTTCATTTAACGCTCTCGGAGGCGTTTACGATTCTCCGTCACTTTCTGCCTACAGCAACGGCGTGTACAGCACTCCCCAATATTTTGCGTTTGCGAAAGGGGCGGGTGTATTCGGCGAGGCCGGGCCGGAAGCCATCATGCCGCTTACCCGTGGCGCTGATGGTTCGCTGGGGGTTAAAGCTGTAGGGCGGGAATCGCCGGCGGTACAGAACGCTGCGAAGCAGATCCAGGCACAGCCACGAATTGCTGTCAGCGTAGATGCCAGAAGTACGTTCACCGGTAAACCGGATGACATAACGATGCAGGCAATTGAGCGAAGGAATGACGCTCTGGAACAGCGGATAGTTAACACCTTAACCGCCGAAGTAAATAACCCCCAGAAGAAATTCGGTCGGGCTATTTATTCAAATCTCCAATCTAAAAAACCAAGATAGACCTGCCCGGAGGGAATATTCATGGCAGATATTTTCTACCCGGATGAATACCTGCCCATGCCGCTTATGGACGGGTACGGGTTTAAGCCCATATCACCTTTACTGCGAAAGGAGATGACATCCGGTCGCGCTCAACAACGAAGGCGATATACCTCAACACCCACCCAGGCATCGGTTAAATGGATTTTTAAAACTGATGCTCTGGCGCAGGTGTTTGAGGCGTTTTTCAGGGATGCGCTTAAAGATGGCCAGTCCTGGTTCTATCTGAAACTCCAAACCCCAATAGGGGTAAAGCCCTATAAAGCCAGGTTCGTGGATATTTACGAGGGACCGACGCTGGTCGCGCCAAAATACTGGCAGTACAGCGCAACGCTGGAATTATGGGAGCGCCCGTTACCGCCTTCAGGCTGGGGAAATTACCCGGAATGGCTGGCGGGCCAGTCGTTACTGGATATTGCGCTAAACAGAGAGTGGCCGAAGCATGACAATTCTTGAGCGACTATATGCCAGCAGTGGATCGGAGGTTATTCACGATACGCTGCAGATATCAGCAGGCGATGATAACTACTGGCTAACCAGTGGCTGGGATGACGTTCCAGTGACGCTGGAAAATGGTCAGCCGGTGACGTTTGAGGCCAGCGCGATAGATATCGCCTTACCAGCCAGGAACGCCGACGGGACACAGGATTTAAAGTTTGCTATCAGCAATATTGACGGACGGGTTTCTGAGGCGATCGATAAAATTCTGGATGAAATGAAATCAGCCACGCTGACATTCCGGCGGTACATTTCATCCGATCTGTCTGCTCCGGCATCATCACCGTATACGCTCGATATCAAATCCGGCTCCTGGACCCCGACAGCAGTTCAGGTCACGGCAGGCTATATGAATGTCCTCAAAACAGCCTGGCCCCGTAAACGTTACAACCTCGCCGAACATCCGGGCTTACGTTACTAACCTGAGGCAAATATGTTTAATCCTGATAAATACCGTTCTGTTAAATGGCAGAAGGGCGGTAGAGCCTACCCGCTACTCGACTGCTTCGGCATTGTAAATGAGATACGTCGCGACCTTGGGCTACCTGAATGGCCGGATTTTGCAGGTGTGACCAAAGACGGCGGGGGCCTCGACCGGGAAGCGAGAAAGCTGATGCTTTCGCTGAAACGTTGTGCCCCGTGTGAAGGCGCCGGAGTTGCTTGCTATTCGGGTTCAACGGTTTCCCATGTTGGGATTGTTGTGATGCTCGATAACCAGCTGCAGGTCGCGGAATGTAATCCAGGCTCGGGGGTTACGTTTCTGCCACTGGCGCGATTCATCCGTCGCTTTAACCGCGTGGAGTTCTGGCAATGACGATAAAGTTTTACCCGTCCCGGCTACCGGGTGAACCCCTTGAAACGCACGAGCATGGTGTGCTGACGCTGCATGAGTGGATGAGCAGAAATGTCCCGAGCTATTCACAGGATAAAACTCATCCTGTCGTGATCGAGCTGAACGGCCAGGCAGTCCCCCCGGCGGAATGGCCGTTATGTTTGTTGCGGCCAGACAGTGACGTGCGGATATATCCCATTCCGTATGGCACGGGTCTTGAAATTGCCGCGTGGGTTTCGGTGGCCGTATCCATTGCGTCTACGGCCTATGCATTATTCTTTGCCCCAAAACCAGAGCTGGGCGGTTTTTCATCCAGTAACGCTTCATCGCTGGATCTGAACCCGGCGCGGGCAAACACCGCAAAACTCGGTGATCCCGTTAGGGAGGCGTTTGGGCGAAACCGGATTTACCCGGATTACCTGGTGCAGCCGGTAACGCGATTCGACCCCGCTGATCCCACCAGAATGACGGTAGAAATGTTTGTCTGCCTTGGATATGGACGTTTCTCCTATACCGGTGGAGATTTTCGGGTAGGAGAAACTCCGGCGCTGACCTTAGGTGAGGGCTTTTCATATACCAGCTATGGGCCCGGCGATAATGTGGCCGGGGATCGTCGCAGCGAGATATGGTTCAACTCAACGGAAGTTGGGGGAACGTCGAGCGGAAGCGGCCTCGATATGGCTCAGACTGCCCCTGAAGCCAGTGATATCGTTGCTGATGCCATGACCGTCAGCGGTGCCTCTGTCTCGTTTTCTGGCCTTGATGTCGATGATGATAATGATGAAGACGAGGATGAGAAAAAACTTCCTCCTGGCTGGATCGCCGGTGCAATTGTCACCCTGAAAGCGCCAGTGAATTATCAGGTGTCTATCGAGGGCGGCTTTAACGTGCTGACAGGCGACGTCGTGTCAGAGATTGCGCCATTCAGCGGAATGCCTGTCACCCTAACGTTTAACGGTACTGACTATGATCTGCAGATCGCCACGTATACCCCTCACCAGGACGCCGTTCCGGGAGCAGGGGGAGCGACTGCGGTATTACGCGCCAGTGCGTCGCCGTCAACGTATGACTTTACGACAACCAGCCAGACCTTTGCTCTGACCTGGCAGGGTATCACCTATACCATATCTCTGGTCGCCAACTACGGCACAATGTCTGGCTTGCTCGCAGCGATTAACGGCGGGTTGAATGGTTCGGGGCTCATTGCTCAGGATGATGGCGGCGTGATACGTATCGTCGAGATCTCCAGCCCCTGGCGTGGCGGTTCCATTACGTCATCTTTCCTGCCTGCGTCAGTATTTGGTGACAGCCCGGTATTTACTGCTGGTGCAGCCTCCAGCGGCGGAAGCCCTGCGGTAACAGCCAGCGTGACGCTGGCATACGATTCTGGCACTGCCTTTTCAGGATTGCCGGAAGGCACCCAGCGGATTTCCCTGGCGCACCGTGGCAACGAATACCAGATAGCGTCTACTGATGGCCCCTCTGCGACCGTACAGCGTGTGGTTAACGGTGTCGTTGACAGCACCTGGTCAGGCTTTATGACCCGTACCGTCGTGGATTTTGCCGCGTCTGGTATTAACGATAATGAAACCTGGCTAGGCCCCTTTCTGGCCTGCCCGCAGAATGAAGTTGTGGACGCCTTCGAGGTCAACTTTGCTTTCCCAAACGGAATTTGCGGGTTCCAGAACAACGGGAATAAGCGGGTCCGCCATGTTGAGTACGAAATTCAGTACCGCGTTTATGGTTCCGGAGCAGGGTGGACGAGTAAGCCAGGGGTTTACGCGCTTAAAAACGTTAATGGCCTCGGTTTTACAGAGCGTTTTGACCTGTCCTCTCCTGGGCTGGTGGAGGTTCGATGCCGCCGCCGTAACGAGCAGGGGAGCAACAACGCGAGAGACAGCATGTTCTGGCAGGCGCTCAGAGGTCGTTTGCTTTCCCGTCCGACCTCCTACGCTGGGATATCAACAATAGGGATCACGGTTGAAACCGGCGGCCAGCTGGCGGCGCAGTCAGACAAGCGTGTGAGTGTTGTCGCCACGCGGAATTATGATGGCGGTGGTGACAGGACAATCAGCGGTGCGTTCCTGCATCTTGCACGCAGTCTGGGATATCGCGACGACCAGATAGACATTGCGGCGCTCAGTACGCTGGAGGCGACCTACTGGACGCCAAGGGGCGAATATTTTGATCACCAGGCAAGCAGTGACAGCACGTCAGCAAAGGATATTTTCGACAAAATAGCCGAGGCTGGCATGGGGTATTTTCTGCTGTCTGACGGGTTGCTTTCTGTCGGGAGAGAGGGCGTCAAAAGCTGGACAGGGATCATTACTCCTCAGGATACCGTCGAGGAAATGCAGACGTCATTCAGGGTCCCGTCGGAGGATGATTTTGATGGCGTGGATGTGAAATATATCAACCCTGTGACCTGGGCGGAGGAAACCGCACAGTGCCGGACGCCGGAAAATCCTTTTCCGCGCAAAACGGAGGCATACACCATTGATGTTGCCATGACTGCAGATCGCGCCTGGCGTATCGGGATGCGTCGGTTAATGAAATATCTCCACCAACGCCGAACGTATACGGCTACGACTTCAATGCTGGGATGGTGTCATGACTTCGGTGATCACATCATTTTGTCCGACGACATTCCAACCGGGAAAACCCAAAGTTGCCTGATTGACGCGATGATTTACGACTTCCAGGAAATTACTCTGCACGTCACGGAGCCACTGGACTGGAGCTACGCGAATCCTCGCTGCTGGATACAGTTTCAGGACGGTCGACCATCATCGCGAATGCTCACGCCGCAACGGGTAGATGATTTCACGCTGACGGTGCCGTACAACGACGACCTGCATCCCGGCGACTGGATTATGGACGACCCAGATATTGATCTGCCGAAGTTATTGTTCTGCGACAGTGAAAAGGGTGCGCGGCATGGGATAGTCCAGGAGGTTGCCCCATCAGGTGACAGCAACTGTCAGATTACTGCACCTGAATATAAAGAAATTTTCTACCAGTACGACGACGCCACATACCCCGGCGACGTCGCTTAATACCAAAAAAATCCCTTTCAACTTTTCTTTCGCTCAAACCCTCGTTTGCGCGAAGCCTCTTTTTGGAGCAAAAAACATGGCCGAACTTAACCCGCCACTGGGCACGACGACGCCGGAAATATTCATGGACAACGTTAAGCGCGCTGACGAACTGGTTAACGGTCCGGCAGGAACGGTTGACGACCGCGGCGGTGAACCGCTCGATACCTGGCGCGGAATGATGGCGAAGAATGAAGCCCTTACAGAGGAGACACGACAGAATCTGATTCCTCTCAGCCGCCAGTATGCGACGCTGGCTGCGGCGCAGGCGGATATCGCGAATATTCCGGTGGGCTCTACGACGTATTACCGCAGCCCGGACGATAGCGCGCTGGCTGTTGAGGTAATCAACAACGGCGGGACGTTGCAGCCTACCGGGCGGCAGATGCCGTCTAAGTCATATCTGGATTCTGTCAGTGAGGTGACTGGGCAGATTTATTCTGATGTAGGGCGCGGCTCACTGGTCATTAACTATTTCGACAAAGAGCGGACTACGGATGGTTTTGCGGTTGGCTCTACCGGCTCGCTGGTCGCAAATGCGGCGTACTTTGTGAGTGACATGATACCCGCACTCGACGGTACGCAGTATGTTTTCGCTGTGAATGTGTCACAACTGGCATTTTATGATTTACAGGGCAATTTCATTTCCTATGTTGCAGGCGCCACTGCGGGGGCTGTATTTACCACGCCAGCCAGGACTCGTTATATCCGGTTCTCGCAGACGCTGAGCACTGGAAAATCCGGACAGATGCTAATTAAAGGTACTTCTCTTCCTGCTGGTTACATTGGGGCCGGTCTGGTCGACCCTTTCTCCGCCAAACGAACTGCCCTGGCGCAGGCAATTGATATTAGCTCACGTTCGAACGCTCTGGTACGGAACCTGTTTGATAAAAACCGGGCAAACGACGGATATGCACTCTCGACTAATGGCAGCCTGACGGCAAATGCCAGTTATTTTGTTACTGACTATATTCCCGTGCTGCCGGGGGAGAGCTACATCCTTTCATCCGGCACACAGGTGCTCTGCTTCTACGATCCGGACCTGAACAAAACGTCAAACATCACTGTCGCTGCTGCAACGGCTTTTACCGTGCCGACGGGTTCCTATTACCTGCGTTTCCAGAGCACGCCGCTATCGGGTAAAGAAAGTCTGATGGTTGTTCGCGGAACCTCTCTGCCATCTTCCTATGTAGGGTTTGGTGCCCTGACTACTGCGGAAGCCACCGCAATCACTCAGTCAATCAGCTGGGGAATTGCGGACGGTACTCTGGCCGCCATACGCAATATGTTCAACAAGGATGTTGCGCTGGATAATTATGCGCTGGCGACTACTGGAGCACCATATGCCGCTAACAACTACTTTGTTACCGGCTGGATACCTGTCAAGCCATCTCAGCAATACATAATGAACGCTGCCTCAGGCGTTGCTGTATTTTTTGATGCCAATAAAGCTAAAGTTTCAAACGGAACTATTGCTAACGGTACCGTATTTACCACGCCCGCTGGCGCGGCATTTGTCCGGTTTCAGGTTCTGGGTCTGACCGTCAAAAACACACTGATGATGGTTGAAGGCTCAGCGCTTCCTGCCAGCTACCTGTCGTTTGGTTCGCCGACGGCGAGCTACGTTGATACAAAAGCGTTAACGGTAGCGCGCTCGGTCGCACTGTCACTGCAGAAAGTGGCGGTGAATCTCTATAACAGCGAACTCGCCCAGATAGATAAGGGTGTTTCTTATCAGACGGGTGGGCTAACGTCTTCGCCGGGGTACTTCGCAACGCCAATGATAATGGTCACTCCGGGTGACTGGTTCGTGTCGACATATGGTTCAGGTGGCGGAGCCTTCTATAAAATCGACGGCACCTTCCTCAGTGGCTTCCAGAATCTGGTCGCAAATACGCCTTATGCTGTTCCTGATAATGCGTATTTTGTCAGGTTTCAGGTTTACAACCTGACGCGCCTGAATAGCCTGATGGTTTCGCCCGGTCAGACAGTACCCGCTGGATATGTTCCTTTTGGTGGGCAGGGGCAGGAATTGCCATGGCAGGGGAAAGGAATTGGGTTCCTTGGGGACAGCATAACAAACACAGGTAACTATATTGCGCCCCTACTATCCCGAACTGGTATGCGCCAGATCGCCAATTACGGAGTGCCGGGCCAAGGGGTAAGAACGATGGCCAACTCACTCGACGCCACCACTATCGCTGATATGGATTTCATTTCGATTCTGGGAGGAACGAACGATTATGGGGGAAATCGCCGGCTCGGGACAATTGCAGATGCCCGGGCGGATTATGACGATACGACGGTTAAATCGTTTTATTACGACGTGTTCTTCGTATTGAACAAAATCTATACCCTGAAACCAACGGTACGAGTGATGTTCAGCACGCCGATGAAACGTGGTGCATTTGAAAGCCAGCCAGTTTATCCGGCGGCGAACTCAGCGGGCTTTACGTTGCCACAGTACGTGCAGGCCATTAGAGAAGTGTGCGCGTTATTCAGTGTGCCAGTCTGCGATTTGTTTGCTGAAAGCGGAATAAATCTCTATAACCTGAGTCTCTATACCGGGGATAACCTGCATCCGAATGCCGCTGGCGGAGAGTTGATAGCCCGGAGAATGGCAAGCGTTGTGAATATGCTTTAAAAAAACGCCCCCGGAGGCACGCCGGGGGAAAATACTGAATGACATTATTGCTGTGTACGTCTTTGCGCATCGAGTATCTTCTAAGAAAATTCCTGGTGTTTCCAGATGTTTCTCGTCTTTAGAGTGCAACAAGGTCGCCGGGAGGCTCGTTAAATAACGTACGTGACAGGAGCCGCATATCGTCTATCTGATGTCAGGAACCGTTATATTCATCAGCTCCCACTGTTCTGAAGCCTGGCTGATAGCGGCCTCAGCCTCCATCATTTGCTCAGAAAACCGTTTTGTTCCTATGCCACATCCGGAACATTCCACATAATGCACATAAAAATAGGTGATTCCATCGGTTTCCGGCTTTGTCATCACCATTGGCTCACACTGACACAATCTGCATACTGTCATTTTTACCTCACAAAATATCCGGCAGTGCGTTGTTGATTGAGTGGATCGTTGCGATACCTTCCACGATGGCATCTGGCCCACGGCGAACGCCGACACCTTGACCGTTTTTAACGGTTACATCTCCCGTCACTATCCCTGTGGCATAGTTCAGCCAGGCGCATCCAGCCTGGCTGGCGATAGTTCCTGCCGTATTCCCCAGCCTCATATTCCCGTCCATAACAACAGGCCCGTATTTTGTGTCGCCGTGAATATCACACTGCGCATTTTCAATAGCCACCATTCCGCCTGAGACATTAAAATTGAATGTCCCTCCGTTGATTACCATTTTCGTAAACTCATGGTTTGAAGCCCCCTGGGCAGACTGACCGGCCTGATCGCCGTTATAACTACCATTACAGCCATTCAGGATCATTTTTCCGGCACCGCCTACAGGCGCATGCTGCCCGAAGCCATCATTTGAAATCCGCCAGGCACGCACGTTATTACAGATGATCAACTCATTTCGCCCCGTACCACCAACACCGGCATTCGCACAGTACTCAATAACGGAGTCATTGACGGTCAGGAAGCCGGTGCCTGCCGGTTGCGTGGATAACCCGCAGGAAATGCCATTAATCATGCAATAGCGCGCGATACAGTCATTCACCGTAAGGAGTCCAAACCCGGTTGTCGCTACCCCAAAATTACGCCGGGATATTTCAATCGAGTGCAGAGCAGGGTCTGAATCATCCGGTAACCGGACATAAATAATGCCTCCTGTATATCCATACTCACCAGCTGCTGGCGTGGTCGGCGTGGAGGTGTTTTGTAGTAGTTTAAAAAGAAAATCATCTCTGTCACCGACCGTCTCCGTCATTGATGTAACGACCACCTGAAGCACAGAGGTATACCCCAGTGTTTTCTGAAAAATCTGACCGTTCTGAGTCCACCCGGATATATGTTCTTCAGATCCAAAGGTGTACCACGGTTCGCCATCAACGCCGGATAAGGTCACATTCTCGGTGGTGTTAAATACAACCTCCTGTCGTAGTGGGGAACTTTCCGGGGCAATAATCTTTATTTCATAATCGGAAAGACCGAGGCATAACCCCTGCGCCAGACCGAGGCTGTTCACTGGATCATCGACTGACCCTTTTCCCGACGCTTTTCCTCTGACCGTATCCACATAAAGCGGATTAGGAGGATAATTTCTTAACACGCCTGGTGTTCGCCAGGCCGTCCGCCATGACTGGTAAACACTCATTTAAGCCACCTTTGTCAGTCTGACGGCGAGTAATGCGATGGCAGTGGGCAGGGTATCGCTGGAAGACGCGCCATTTCGTCCGATGCGAAGGGTAGTATGCCGTGTAGGGTCAACGGTGAGATCAAGCGCTAATTGTGTTTCCACTGCAATAAACGGTGTGCCATTAACCGGAACGACCGCAGCATAACCTGCAGGCTCCTGATTGAAAGACTCACCGGCAGACCAGCTATGCCGCTCACCTGAAAGGCTCACATTGAAATTGTTGTTAGCAACGAGGTTTGTCCAGATCAGGGATATACGCATTTTTGACCAGTGAGACGGCAGGTCTATCATTTTGGTGATGGATGCGTTTACCCCATGAGTGAACTGCCAGCCCGCGAGGCGACTGGCTATCATGCCAAAACTGGCACTCCCTACAGCAAGGTCAAAGTCTTTCGCCGGAATGGTAATGTTTGCAATCGCGTTTGCAGGATCGGCCGTGATACCGTCGACTTCCACCTGTAACTCAAGGAATTGTTGTTTAGTGGGTAACGTTGCAGCTGCTTCAACAGCCGTATCCCTGGCCTGAAAAACATCATCAGTGATGGCATCCACCTGTTTCTGATATCCCTTCATGGTGGGGAGCTCATCACCACCTCGGTTTTGCCAGGTATCATCTTCACTGTTCATGGCGCGATCAAGATCGCCAGCATTACGTAACAAGACCTCTGGTGTCGTCGAGCCGAGTGGAGGAGTCAGGGCCATGTTTTTTGCTCCAAAAAGAGGCTTCGCCAAAACGAGGGTTTGAGCGAATGGCCGCGGCTTTTTACAATCAGCCATTTCAAAGGGTTACAACATGCTGATTGGCTATGCGAGGGTATCAACCGGGGATCAAAACCTCGATTTACAGAAAAACGCGCTGATCCGCGCAGAATGTGAGCTGGTTTTCGAGGATATGGCCAGCGGGAAGAATGCCCGGCGGCCAGGTTTAAAGCGAGCGCTGCGACGGCTCCGCCCGGGTGATGTGCTGGTGGTCTGGAAACTGGATCGGCTTGGCCGCAGCGTGCGCGATCTGATTACGCTCGTGTCGGAGCTACAGGCGCGCGGGGTGAATTTCCGCAGTCTGACCGATAGCATCGATACCAGTACGCCAGCAGGGCGATTCTTCTTCCACGTCATGAGCGCCCTGGCGGAAATGGAGCGCGAGCTGATCGTTGAGCGTACCCGCGCCGGTTTAGCCGCTGCGAGGGAGCAGGGGAGAGTCGGCGGCCGCCGCCGGGTAATGACCTCTGAGGTTGTGGAGCGGTGCCGCAGAATGCTGGAGAACGGCGCTACCCGGCAGCAGGTAGCCGATGTGATAGGTGTAGACGTGAAAACAATCTACAAGTACCTCCCGGCGACTTGAAGACTAAGATTTCACTACTTTTCCTGATATGTTACGTTTGGCTTAATCAATTCATTCAGCTTTGAAAACAGTTTGGTTTGTTCGTGAACGGTAAGAAAACAATAAGTTTTGAGCAATTTTTAACTATTAACAGCAATCTTGTTTCCATCTCAGATACATGGGCTGACTTGTGGGCGTTAATTTTTCACACGGGTTTAAGCGCTGGAAGGCTGCTGAGTATTCGATATGATGATATTGATGGTGACTTGATACTGATACGAAAACAGGGTCACCTGAAGGAGCTACGTGTTAAATCAACCCCTCCAGTGGAGGCGATGATTGCTCGTAGAAGAGAACGCTATCCAGAAGATGTTTATTTATTTCAGAGTCATTCTAACCGTGTGAAGTACCATCGCCGGCCGGTCACTATAATTGCTTTCAACGCCGCTTTACGTCGCGCCGCTAGATCATTACCAGACGTTAACGTAAGCAGTAGTTGCGCGAGAAACATACCGGACTAAGCGCCTGTCCAGTAGCGTGTGGCCGATGTGACAGGCGTGGGAGTGAAGACGATTTACAAATATTTGCCAGTACAATACGGCGATAAAAAATCCCCTTGAGCAGGCACACTCAAGGGGAAAATACTACATAACATCATTGCTGTGTGCGTCTTCGCACACCCCTATCTTCTAAGAAGGCGCCCAAAGCTTCCAGATATTTCTGGTCTGAGCAGTTAAAACATTGGATCGGCGGCCTATGTGATATGAGAGGGTGAAGACGATTTATAAATATTTTCCAGCCGGTTAAGTTTGCTCAACTGCGAACCGTATGCAAGAGATCGCAGGTGAGCAATTTGCTATGAAGGTATTGCCATAGCGGAAAAATTTTAAACTCTCATTGTTCGCAAATCCATCAAACAGCTAAAGGCTGATAACACTTTAAGACTTACCTTACTCGTTACATCAATACGTTACGGAAATGACATAAATTGATAGCCAGAACCTATATTGATTCTCCTCTCGGATAAAACTACTTTGTGCGCAACCAGTATTGACCAGGAGGCTACCATGCTCCAGCACAAAATCAGGGAGGCGTTCTGCGCCTCTATCTCTCGCAACCCGAAAGGGTATCAGTACCTACGCACCAGTGACTTTGTCAACCCTCTGCGCCGGCGCGGCATCCACTTATCAGAGGTGGAAGCTAACTCCTGGACAGCGCGGAAACAAACGTATTTCGTCGATAAGACGCCTGACCATTGCGAAAACAGGCTGTGGATGATGGCAGGGATGGGGAGGGGCTCTGATGGTGCTAGTCAGGGTTGTTGGAGACTCCAATCCATAGTTTTATGA